CCAAAAGCATTAATTGGTAATTTCAAACACGGCAAGGACGAGATCGAGAGCCAAGAAGCAACAGACCAGGCGCCTGGAGATTTAAGTAGTTTAGATGACATTAGTTAATGAAGGATTAAAGGCCGGAGACCTAGACGGAGTCGTTTCAAAACGATTCTCAGTAGACCAATTCAAAAGCAAGATGGGTGAAGACAGGAACATCATGGTCCTAGCATTCACTGTTGACGGAATGGCACCAGCAAAGGACCTAGAACGTTTCGCAGAGACAGGATACAAGGAAGTTCTGGATGCAGATGCAACACCAGGCACACTGGAGGATGGTAAGCACAGAGTGTTTGTTGAGTTCGCAAGGGTGGAAGCGGTAGATCAACACATCAGGAAGTTCCTTGATGATCTCAAGAAACTAACAAACATCGAAACGTTTGAATTCACGTACCACAAGAATGTGACACCGTTCGAGGCATCAGCGGCCAATATGGCAAAAATATTGCCTAGGACACCAGAAGCATATACACAAAAGATCAATGGCATGAAGTTGGAAGAGACACAGACGTTCTTTGACAAGTTCCAGATGATGGAATTCAAACTGGACAACAACATAGTGTCCATCAAGAAGCAGGGTAGCCATGAGACACTGAGATTTGAATTACACGCATTTGGTTCAACCAACATGATCATGAACGAAGTGAAAGCATTCAAACTGGACGAGTCAGCAATGAGTGAATGCATGTATCTAACAAAATACTTCGGGCCATACCAGATCACAAAGACCACTGAAGACAGATTTATATTCAGCAAGGATGGTCAATCTGCCCTAATGAGCAAAGCAGGCTGGTAATTTAATATACGCACTTATTGATAAATAGTTGCATGAGATTGAGTGCAAACTTCACACTGGCAGAATTCACAAAAAGTCAAACTGCGACTAGAAAAGGCCTAGACAACACCCCAGGTGAAGAACACCTAGCAAACGCAAAAGAATTATTCGCAAACGTGGTACAGAAGGTCAGGGACAACTTTGGTGTCACAGTGATCAACTCAGGATACAGGGGACCGGCACTGAACGAAGCGGTGGGTGGTTCAAGCAACTCACAGCACTGCAAAGGAGAAGCAGTTGATATCGAATGTCCAGGCACGGCAAATGAAACAGTTGCTCAGTGGATCGCTGATAATTTAGAATTCGACCAATTAATTTTAGAGTTTGCTGAAAAAGGTATACCTGATGCTGGCTGGGTTCATGTAAGTTATGTCAGTGAAGGCAATAGAAAACAAGTTCTAACTGCATTAAGAGATCCGGCAACTAGAAAAACAGTGTATCTTGCAGGACTTGGTCATGTATAGAGCATGATAAATTACGTTTATAAAACTACTAATCTAAATAATAATAAATTTTATGTTGGCGTTAAAACTAACAGTAAACATCATGATGATGGATATTTTGGTTCTGGATTAATATTAAACAAAGCAATAAAAAAATACGGTATCAACAGTTTTAAAAAAGAAATATTGTGGTGTTATGGAACACCTGTTGAATGTTTTAAAAAAGAAGCAGAAATAGTTACTGAGGATTTTATTAAAAGAAAAGATACTTATAATATAGCACTAGGTGGAAAAGGTGGAAACTTAGGGGATCTATGTAATAAGAAAAAAAGTATAAAATTAAAAGGTCACAAATTATCAGAACAAACAAAATTAAAAATAGGATTAAAAAACAAAGGAAATAAAGTAAGATTAGGCAGTACACATTCAGATCAAACAAAAAAATTAATAAGCAAAATTAGAAAAACTCTAGGAATTGCTAAAGGACAAAGAAACCCAATGTTTGGAAAACAACATACTACAGAAACAAAAATTAAAATGAGAAAACCTCATAGATCAACAGGTCCAAAATATAGATTAAGTTGTTTAACTTGTAAAAAAGAAACAACAGTGAATGCATTTTGGAGGCATAATAACACGTTTCATACAAGTCAGAGGGCAATCGTAAGCAATCACTGACTGCCATGAAGGAAAACGGTAAAACCGTTTATGAGTCCGAACTTATCCAGTAGACAACCATCACAATATCTTGTAAACTAATTACTAGTATGCATAGAAAAATTCACCTAGATATAGACTATAAACATTTCCTATCACAAGAAATACCAAAAGGTAGCACTTGTATCGCACACCAAGTGGTTGAGCTCAAGGACATACATGAGAAATTTCCAGGTGGCTTCCCTCAGACTTACGGGTTGGCCAACACAACCATACACCAGAAGTTCTGGGACAAGGATGAATGCGATTACGATGAACTGGAGGAGAAGTTAGGCATTGAAACAGTTACGGTCAGCACTATCATGCAACCACCGGGTAACGTTATACCCTTACACAGAGACACGTTCTACAAGATAAAAACCCAGTATCCCGAAAACACAAGAACGGTGGTGCGATGTAACATTTATCTCGAGGACTGGAAGGCAGGACACTTCCTACAGTACAATGATGAAGTAGACACGCACTGGAAACAGGGCAGTGGACATATGTGGGACAGTGAGGTTTTACACATCGGTGCCAATGCTGGCATGGAAGACAAGTACACACTACAAATCAGCGGCTTTTTAAAATAAATGACCACGAGGTACACGGACCTTCCAGACAACAAGGAGAAACCGTTCGGCGGTGCCTACAGTGTCCATGACTCGGAGACATGTCAGACGAGGGATGATGCAGTCAAAGAATACATATCTAATCAGTCACTGTTGGACAACGAGTCGATCAAAAGCAAATACGTGCAAACGTACAAGCAATGGATGTTCTCCGCACACCCTAAAATCAGAGGTTGGGAGGATTATAGCGAATTGTGTTTCACCCAGGGCACCACAGAATCTTTCGCACAGTTTTACATACGTTTCAGAGAGTCCAAAAGGTTAAGATTAGCCAAGGGAGAGTACTTCTACAATCAAATGATGAAAGGCCTTTGGTACAAAGAAAAATTCGCATGGCTTGACGAGGATGAAATAAGACCCAATGATGTTGTGTTGATAAGTGTGCCATTCTCTGATACGGGTGCAGTGCCAGGCTATCTACAAAAGTTATTAACTGAATGCGACAATAATGATGTGCCGGTCATGCTTGATCTTGCTTACGTTAGTCTGTCTGTTAACCAGGAAATGGATCTCACACACAAGTGTATAGAATATGTTGTGTCATCTCTGTCAAAAGTCTTTCCTGTTGAGTTACATAGGATTGGTATACGTATGCAGAGGAAAAAGTTCGAAGATCAACTGTACGTGATCAATGAAAAAAATTACAATTACATCAATGTGATGAGTGCATATGTTGGAATCAAACTCATGGAAAGATATCCTGCTGATTACATATACAACAAATATAGGCAGAAGCAGTTAGACATGTGTGATAAGTTAAATCTAGAAGCATCTCCATGTGTGTACTTTGGCATAGACAATAACGGACAATTCCAGGAATACAATCGTGGAACAGAAACAAACAGACTGTGTTTTTCTAGGATATGGGACGGGAGAATGAAAGATGAGTGATCCATACTTTTACGATCAATGGCAGAACAATAAGTTGACCTACGACATAGAAAAATACAATTTTCCACATTTGATCCTAAACGTGATCAAAGAAAAATTTCCTAATGTATTATCATTAGAAACAATCCATGAAGCGGTAAACCCATCGCAGATATCAGAACTATGTTTGCATGTCCAGAGAGCGTTTGCCAGAAAAGAGTACATGGTGTTGTTTGATGAGTTCGCTGAAGAATACATAGCATCAAAATTGCAAGGAAGACGTTACCTTATCAAAAGACAACCAACGCTTAATTGTGTGATCCCTGACCAAAGTAAACACGCAAGGCGACTTCCGTTCCATCAAGGAATATTTTATAACAATGGTAAAGGGATGGCAACGATGTGGATGCCACTGACCAAAGCAACTGGCACTAACAGTATGTACATTGCCAACTTACAAGACAGTAGAAAGTTGACAAAAGAAGTAATAGATCAAAAAATGAGTTTGGAACAATTTGAGGAGAGATGCCTGCAGGTATGTACCCCTGTTGAAAAATCACCAGGAGAAGTGCACCTTTTCACACAGGAACACATACACGGCAATGTTAACAACGAGACCGGAGTGACAAGATGTGCTATAGATTGGCATGTACTTCCTGAAGGTGAGGAATACAATGGCCGAGAGCCCGGCGGGTTTTTCCGACTCCCAGGTGACTACGAACAATCTGATAATGCAGATTACACAGGCATGACATTTATATCATACGTTGGAAATAATTCTAGATACGATAAAAATATTCCATTACATTTCCAGCGGAAGGTCATAGATGACTATTGCACAAATAAAGGAATCAACAATAACGGTGTGCAATTTGAGAACGAGTTTTTGACCTGGCTACCCATCCTGGAACATTACATCAAACAGAAAGTAGACGGCATAGTGATATTGAGCATTCACAGTTTACCAAATGACAAAGCAAGAGCAAACGAGATACTGCACATGGCTATTGACAACAAAGTGCAGTTGCATTTTGCCAACGAGTTCTGTACACTCAAAGCACAGGAGGACCTAAAACGCATACAGACTTACTTGTCCTTTTCTCCTGGCAAAGAAAGAACACAATGAAAACCATAGTATCAAGCCATAATGATTGGGATCCGTTAGAGGAATGTTTCGTTGGTACGGCCACCCATGCTAGGTTCCCAACTTTGGATCGTAGCACACATTCGTTTTGTTTCACTACTGAAAAATATGAGGACATCAAAGACCTTGAAGGTCCTGTGGATCAAAAGATAATAGACGAATCAAACGAGGACCTGGATGTGTTTGCAGACACTCTTAAAAAATTAGGCGTCAAAGTTAGAAGGCCCACGCCACAGGATAACTCCAAGACCTTTTCAACTCCAGAATGGACCACTACAGGATATCAGACATACAGTTGTAGAGATCTACTACTGCCTCTAGATAATCTAATTATCGACTGTGCATCACCGTTGAGGAGTAGATATTTTGAGACCAGGGCATACAGAGATTTCCTATATGAAGCAATGGAAGGCGGCACGGAATGGATCTCGGCACCCAAACCTATACTACTAGATGAAATATATCAGACAGAAAATTTAGCAGACCCTTCCACCCGTAATTTAGAAATTGTTTTTGACGCTCCAAATGTGGTGAGGCTGGGAAATGACTTGTTGTTCCAGGTCAGTAATTCTGGTACGGAACTAGGTGCACAATGGTTAAAATCAATATTAGAACCCAGAGGATATAGGATACACATGGCAGACAAGTTCTATGCATTCGCACATTTTGACAGCACAGTCCTTCCGTTGCGTCCTGGTCTTGTATTGTTTAACGGTGACAGATTAAATCCAGATAGGTATCCAAAAATATTCGAGAAATGGGACAAGATATATTTCCCAGGAGATAAAATTGTTGACGTAGGTTGTGCCTTGGCCAACGGAGTCACGACCACTTCTCCCTATATAGGACTCAACTTCTTCAGTGTGAATGAGAACCTAGTGATATGCGATGTCAATCAGACACACCTTCGTAAGGAACTTGACAAGCATGGAATAGAAAGCATAGGTCTCGAGATGAGGCATGCAAGAGCGATGGCGGGCGGTTTCCATTGTGTCACACTGGACACTAGACGTGAAGGATCACGTCAAGATTATTTCTAATCCTTATTGTAGATTTTGGAATTCTGTAGGTAATTCATCTATCTGCCTTTCTATGTTGGACGAAATGGTCCTGTGGAGTCCTTTTAACAACATGAAATTATGGAATGTGTCCTCTCCCTGGAGATCCTGCCATGACTGTGCCCATTCTTTATTTCCTATCATCTGATAATAGAACAGTATCTCCTTGCACCATCTCATTATGGCTTCCTGTTCTGACTCAGATTCATCACGGCCAGGTATGTTGTTGAAGCGGAAACCCCATTCCTTCATTGTCTGTGTTTCTGGGTCGTCCCATATGGGCAACACAGGTGTGGTTGCCGTGAATCCTTGCAGATGTTTTTCGGCCACACACCAATGGATATAGTTTGTGCGAAGCACATCACTGTCCATGGCCACATGGAAGTGACACTGATTGAGGAGATCGGGCATTACCCGGAGATTACCTTTCATATCAAACTTCGAATAATATCTGCCTAGGTATTTCCTGTGTAGGTCATTAAGATGTTGATTGATGGCAATCTTGTCGGTAAGGTACTGCTTACTTCTGATTTCAATATCTGGCGATGAATACAATGCGTTTTCCAAGACACCCAACGATTCAAGCATCATCAAAACTTTTACCCGATCAGAATTAGGGTTAGCGGCCATAAACAGGAAAGAGTGTTTGAGATCTGCAACCGATCGGTGTAACACTGGTCTTATATTCTTATCATCACTCACCAATTTAGAAAACTGGTAGGCCATTGCATTAGTGTGTATCACCCTTACGTTAGCAGGTATGGGCACTGCCAATCTTATTTTATCATGAGTCACAATCAAACGTGGTTGATCCGTATTGGCACACGCTTGGTATAACTGTTTGATATGACTGTCAAAAGATCCGTATTTTAAGTATAAGACAGGATTATTTTTCACTGTTTCAACCAACATGTTATTGTTCCAACTCCACCAATTTATCTCTCCGTTCAACGGTGTTAACGTGGGCCTGTTACCAAATTTGGCATTGATGAATGGAACGGGATTGATCACATCCTTAACCACTATATCCCATTCAGTTAGAAAAGGTGTTATTTCGAAAGGTTTGTTTAGATCTTTGATGTCAGTTGCTTTGGTAATCTTCATTAATTGTAATTATCGCCAATAAATACTACTATTATGTTTTCGACGATAAAAATGGCTATAGCCATAATGCTGATAACCGGTATAGCAGGTGCTGGTATGTATGTCATGAAATTAAGGGCAGACAACGCCACTCTGAAGGCAAATCAATCAAAACTAGAGAGTGCCATCACTGAACAGAACAAGGTGTTGGAACAGCAGAAGGAAGACTTCACTGCCATCTTGGAAAGCAACAAAAAATTAAATGTTTTAATAGGCACATTCAAAAAAGACCTTGAAGACTTGGACAAAAGATTCACAAAGAAGAACAGAGACATTGGCAAACTGGCAATAGACAGGACAGGGGCCATTGAGAGGATCATAAACAAAGGTGGCAAGAACGCCGCGAGATGTATCGAACTGGCATCAGGTGCGGAACACACACCAGAAGAATTGAAAGCAACATTGAAATCAGAAATCAACCCAGAGTGCCCAGCACTGGCGAACCCAAATTATGTACCATATCAATAAAATATTTGCACTGGCAATGATCATACTACTCACAGGATGTAGTATCGGTGGTGAGAAGAAGATCAAGATATTCTCAGTGGAAGAACCAAGACAGAAATTGGACTATCCAATGCCCACAGCACTACAACTGGAAGAATTAAAATGGATCATAATCACAAGTGAGAACGCACAGGAAGTGTTCAAGAAACTGGAAGAGGCAGGCATAGATCCTGTGCTGTTCGGACTGACAGACAAGGACTACCAAGTGCTGGCAAGGAACTTTGCACAGATCAGACAGAAACTGCAAGAGACCAACAACCTCTTGGAAGAATATAAAAAATACTACGAACCAAAGGAGAAAGAGTAATGGCAACAGAAGCAAAAGCAAAGACAACAAAGAGCTCAGCCAAGGCTGGAGCAAACGCAGACACATCAAAGAACCTAGGTAAAGGCACAACAGCCAACGCAGGTGCATACGCAGAAACAGAAGCAGGTGCAGTAGCAAAAGCAAAAAAAGGCAACGCAAGTGCCAGTGTAGGTGCTCACGCAGAAGTGGGAGCATACTCAAACGTAGAGAATGAAACCAAGGTCGGTGGAGTTGGAGTCAAATCAGAAGCACACGCAGGAACAAAAGTTTATTCAGACGTGGGAGTTTCAGGTCAGATAGGAACCAACGGTGCCAAAGGTGAAGCAGGAGCCATAGCAGGTTCATGTGCTGAAGTGGGAGCAAGTACCACGGTTGGTGGCGAAAGAAACAATGCAGGAATTGGTGCAAAAGTTTCAGTTGGTCCACAGATCGGTGCAAAAGTGGGCGGCGGTGCAACAGTGGAAGACGGCAAACTGACAGTGGGTGCAGATGTTAAACTAGCACTTGGTGTTGGTATCACACTACAACCCAGCATCACAGTTGACACAAGACCGGCAAAGAAGGCAGTGGTCGCAGTCACGAAACCAGTTGCGGCGGCAGTCACACACACAGCCACGGCAGTGAACAACACAGCCAAGAAGACCGGTAAAGCAATTAAAAAAGGTGCCAAGAAACTTAAATTTTGGTAAGAGATAGATGGCTCTCAAGATTGACGAAAAAACAGAACTAAAGGTATCGCTGAAAACACTGGCAGTGGTGATCGTTGCCATTGTTTCAGCGGCGGCTTTCGTGTTCCATATGGAGGAAAGATTAGATATATTAGAAATGAAAACTAATACTAATAAAATACAGTTTGAATCCTACAGAGAACAACCCAGCCGTAGCCACACAGACTTAGCAGTAATGAAAAAAGAACTAGAATATTTAAAAAAAGAAATTGACCAGTTAAAAAACTCAAAATAACGACAGGAGAACAGCGATGTGGACATACAGATGTAAATTGAAAAGAGTGGTGGACGGAGACACAGTAGATGTTGACATCGACCTGGGCTTCGGCATATGGCAGATGAATGAACGTGTGAGGATCATGGGCATAGACACACCAGAATCGAGGACCAGAGACAAGATAGAGAAGAAATTCGGACTGGCGGCGAAAGCCAAACTTAAATCACTGCTGGGACCTAACCCCGTGTTACAGACAACAATCAGCAAGAAAGGTGAGGACATGAAGGGCAAGTTCGGTAGAGTGCTGGGAGACTTCATAATAGAGGGCAAACAAGTGACAGAGATCATGTGCAAGTCCGGACACGCGGTGCCATACTTTGGTGGTGCGAAAGCGGACACGCAGAAACAACACATGAAGAACAGGAAGAGATTGGTCGCCGAGGGTGTTGTAAAAGGTGCCATTGAATAAATACGTGTATTAAACGAGGAATAAAAAATGGAAATATTTGGTTTAGACATAATAGCACTGGCAATGAAATTCTGGCAATGGTCAATATTGATCGCTGTTGTAATAGTAGCGGCGGTAATCAATCACTTCGACGACAACTACGGAAAAGTAAAAACAAAATTTAATTACAAAGGAATGCCAAAATTGCAACCTGTACCAATCGCAACCAAAGGCAAAGGTTTTTGGAAAGCAATCGTGATGTGGTTGCTATCGACAAGAAATTGGGTACTAACAGACGACTGGAAATACAATATCGATGGAAGAGAATATGTGATCCCAGCAGGTTTCCAATTTGATGGTGCGAGCATACCCAAGTTTCTAAGAACTTTCTTTTCACCAGTTGGTGTATTATTGATCGGTGGATTGGTGCACGACTACGCATACAAGTACAAGACACTTTTAGAAGTTAATAAAAAGAAAACAATGGGTGAAATCACACAAGCGAGAGCGGATGAGATATTCAGAGACATCAATGTCATAGTCAACGGCTTCTATACCATGAACTACTTGGCATACTGGTCATTGAGAGCAGGTGGATTTGTTGCATGGAATGGTCACAGAAAAAGAGATGCAAAGATCGAAGGTATAAAATAATGGCTGAATTGAAAGAAGATAAGTTGGTTGTACCAGTAGATAAAAATACAGCAACGAAAAAAGTTTCTGTGGAATTAGAAGTTGACACAAGTATAAAAGATTTAGGACCAAACCCTTTTGCTTGGATCATTCATTTGGCAAGAGCCGTTGATGCCTGGAGAATATTTCCTAGAGTATTCATTTCAACCTACATATTCCTACTGTACAAAGTAGTGGTATGGTACATGGAAATACCTGCTCCCACTATGGAACAGTCAGGTCTTGTTTCAATAGTTGTTGGTGCTGGTGCGGCCTGGTTTGGACTCTACACTGGATCAAGGGCGAAATCAAGCAAATAATTAATTGTACATGAAACTGTACGAACCTTTCCAATTCCTTACGGACGACGAGTGCGACGAGCTGATCAGATACGCACAGGACAAGATGCAGGCAGGAACCACACTGGGCAAGTCCACGATAAGGAACAACAGGATCGCTTGGTACAAGGACAGCTCACGTTGGGAGGAATGGATAAAATTATTCAATACAATAGAACCAGTGATCGATTGGATACAGGAACCACAGATATCATTCTACAGACCAGGAGAACAATACGACTGGCATGTTGATACCTGGCCAAAACACAGGACCCACATAAGACACTTCACACTCACATGTGAACTCCAGTCTGCAAAGGGAGGTGGAATAGAGTTGGAGAACAAAAGTATTCCAGCACTTCAAAAGGGTCAAGCAATAATATTCAGTCCACACGACAGGCACAGGGCCACATCTCCTACCGAGGGGGAGCGTATCAGTCTTACCATATGGGCAATGGCACTGAACACAGACAAGCGTTGACAGATGGTAGATCTAGTGTACAATTACTGCAATGAAGAATTATTATGACATACTAGGTGTGAATGAGCAGTCCACCAGTGCGGAGATAACCAAGGCATTCAAGGACCTGGCCAAGCAACACCATCCAGACAGGGGCGGCACACAGGAAAAATTCCAAGAGATCAACGAAGCACACGACACACTGAAGAGTTCACAGAAACGACACGACTACGATTCCATGCGGAAGTTCGGAGGTGGCACAGGTGGTGCCCAACACCCGTTCTTCAACGAGGACATATTCGGCGACATCTTCTCAGGATTCGGACAGGGTGGGGACATGGACTTCAACGGTCGTTTCAACTTCACTGGCAGGAACGGTGACGAACGCATATTCCGGAACGTCAAGCAGGGCAACAGGAGTGTGAACGTGAGGATGGCCATCAGCATCAAAGAGGCCATGATGAACAACGATAAAACAATAAACTACAAACTACCTAGTGGTAGAGATGAATTTGCAACAGTCAAGATACCCGCGGGTGTGCAACACGGGGTCACATTTAAGTACGCAGGCATGGGTGACGATTCCATCAAGAACGTGCCACGTGGTGACCTGATGGTGCAGATGAGTGTCCTGGACTCAGACGGGTACACACGCAAGGGCAATGACCTATACACAGACAAGACCATAGACTGTTTCCAGGCAGTTCGTGGACACCGGATACAATTGAAGACATTGGAGGACAGTGTGATAACGGTCAACGTACCGAGTGGTACACAACCAGGCACAATGCTCCTGGTCAGGAGTAAAGGAATGCCCATACACAAGACCATAGGAATACGTGGTAATCTTTATGTGAAGATACACGTGTTGATCCCACAACTGAGTGCTGGTGATCTAAAGAAGATAAAGGACCTATGATTCAAAGCCCATGCATAAAAATCTGTATATTCGACCAAGAGAGTGGATACTGCCTTGGATGTAGTCGTACTGAAGAGGAAATTATAAAATGGAAAGCACCGGAGACAACAGATGAATGGAAAAAAGAAAATCTAAAAGAGTTAAGGCAAAGAGAAGGACAATGATACAAGTATTTCAATATCCACACGAGACACTGTTACAAACCAGCACACCCTGGACGGAAACAGACAGCATACATGGTTACGATGACAGGGAGCATTTTGAAAGCGACATGATTAGGTTGATGCTTGATGAGAAAGGAATGGGACTTGCGGCCAACCAGATCGGCATTACCAAAAGATTCTTTGCGATTGGGCACGAAACATTTGACACATTCAAGAAACATGCTATAATTTGGAATCCACAGGTGATAAATTCTAGTAAAGAAAAAGTTATCGACGTGGAAGGGTGTCTTTCTTTCAAAGATGTCTTTATAAAAGTAGAAAGACCAAAAATAGTAGAAGTACAATATGAAACAACACAGGGAAAAACAGAATTCGCAAAACTCGACGGGATGGAGTCCAAGTGCTTCCAGCATGAACTCGATCACCTTGATGGTATTACGTTTAATAAAAGAGTATCGAAATTACGATGGCAAATGGCAAACAAAGGATAGAAAATGTTAGAAGCAAATGAAGGACTAGAGAACATATTTGAGAACGCAGTAAAAGAAGCGGAGAAGAGAAGGCACGAGTACGTCACGATAGAACACGTGTTGCTGTCCCTTATCAAAGACAACAGTGTAGGAACTGTATTGCATGATTTCAAAGTGAACGTTGGATCATTAATCAAGGATGTAGAAGACTATCTAGATACAAAATGCAACGACATAATTGCAAAGGGAAGTGAACCAATGACCCCTAGGAAAACTGCTTCATTAGAAAGACTAATGAACAGAGCATTTACACAGGCATTGTTCCAGGGCAGACAGGATGTAAGTTCAATAGACATACTGATATCCATATTTTCTGAGAAGAAAAGTTATGCCGCATTCTTCCTAAAGAAACATCAAGTGAACAAACAAGATCTTATAGACCTTGTGTCCACAGAAACTATACTAGACGAGGGCATGGCGGGCATGGGAGGGCCGGGCGAAGTAGGACAAGAACAGAAACATAGACACAACCAAGCAGATAGAATACTTAAAAGTTATTGTGAGAACTTGAATCAGAAGTACTTTGATAAGAAGATAGATCCTGTAATAGGCAGAGAACAAGAAACAGAGGATCTCAAACAGATTCTAGCGAGGAGGAACAAGAACAACGTTCTTATAGTGGGTGATCCAGGTGTTGGTAAGACAGCAGTCGTGGAGGGACTTGCCAGAAGGATTGCAAAGAACAAAGATGATATCCCAGAATACTTGAAAGATCATATAGTATGGAGTTTAGATGTAAACAGCCTTATAGCAGGAAGTAAATTCAGGGGCGACTTTGAAGAGAGATTGAAACTGATTGTGAACGCACTCGATCAAAAAGGCAAGAGCATACTGTTCATAGACGAAGCACACATGATAGTTGGTGCTGGTGCAACAGGACAAGGCAATAACATGGACATGGCAAACATGCTGAAACCTGCACTACTTAAAGGATCAATTAAAGTACTTGCTTCTACTACATGGGAAGAATACAGAAAGTATTTCGAGAAGGACAGAGCATTGATGAGACGATTCCAAAGACTTCAAGTGGGAGAACCATCTAAGGAAACGTCAGTTAAGATATTAAAAGGTGTGAAACAATACTATGAAAAGTTCCATAACTGTATAATAACAGATGAAGCCTGTGAGGACGCAGTGGACTATTCAACTAAATTTATTGCTGACAAGAAACTGCCTGACAAGGCCATTGACGTAATAGACGTTGCCTGTGCAAGGCTGAGATTGAACAACGTGAAAGACGGCAAGATAGATCATGAGGAAATTATTCATGAGATATCTGTCATGACAGGGATAAGCATAGAACAATTATCTCAGAAGCAGGCTAGTAATCTAAAAACACTCGAAGAGAAGATGAAACTGCAAGTTTACGGACAAGACAAAGCAATCAACACTATCACAGACAAGATACTGGTTGCTAGGGCAGGATTGAAAAGCCTTACCAAACCAGTGGGATCATTCTTATTCCTAGGACCAACAGGTTGTGGTAAGACCGAGACTGCTAGACAACTGGCTAAGACCCTGGGTGTTGAGTTGATTAGATTTGACATGTCTGAGTATCAAGAGAAACATTCTATTGCTAAACTTATTGGGTCACCTCCGGGATACGTAGGCTATGAAGATTCAAACATGGGCGGTGGTATGTTTATCAACGAAGTGGAAAAGAATCCACACGCAGTGGTGTTGTTTGATGAGATAGAGAAAGCACACAGAGATGTATCAAACATGCTCCTACAAGTAATGGACTATGGTACAGTGACTGGATCTAATGGTAAGAAAGCAGACTGCAGAAATATAACACTGATAATGACTTCTAACTTGGGTGCAGAAGAAAATGAAAGAAACAACATTGGCTTTGGTAAGAGCGAGAGATCAGGCGAAGATGACAAAGCACTTAAAAAGTTCTTCCCGCCAGAGTTTAGGAACAGGCTAGACGCAGTGATCAAGTTTGATAAACTAGGCAAAGACACCATGAGGTCTGTGGTCAAGAAGTTCTTGCAAGAATTGAACACAATGACAATGGAAAAAGATGTTGAAGTAAATGCAACCGACGAAGCAATAGAATTCTTAATGACAAAAGGGTTCGATGCTAAACTTGGTGCAAGACCACTACAACGTGTGATTGATGACGAGATCAAGAAACCACTATCTAAGATGATGTTGTTTGGTGAACTTACAGAAGGTGGCATGGTCGATGTTGGACTATCGAACGATATAGTTCCTAAACTTACAGTGAACTTCAAAGCAAAGAAAAAACCACAAACACTAGATCAATTTAAACCCAAGGTGTCTGATGAGAAAGCATCACAATAAGTTGTACTACGGAAAGTTCCGTCACAAGACCGAATTTCTGATGCCGGGTAGTTTGATGTTCTATCCCACAACGGACGAGCATCTTTTGAAAATTAAAAATGATTATAAGGACCTGCCTGATATGAACCATCTTGCCAGTTTCATAATGGCCAACAGGAGGAACGTCAAGTTCCGTATGCAGGACAGGAAGACCATATTCTATTCGAACCTAGACAAGTCTCAAGAGCTGATAGAACGTTTTTGGGATTTCTGGATCGGTTCTGAGACAGTTGATCCAAGGTTCAAAAGCCTGGGCAAGGACACTGTGGGCTGTACTAGACTGCCTCACGGCAAATACCAATACCAGGTGTACTTGAGAAAGGATTCACAAGTGCTAATGACAGATACACAGAAAAAGAACCTATGGGAATTCCTTGAGAGGAATGTTGACAACTGTTTGGTCACAAACTACAACATAATAGACTTCCTGGAAGACAAGTCCCCATACTGCTTTGGTGGTTACTTCTATGTCAAGGAAGAGAAGTACCTAACACCTATATACATGTTGGCACAGCAGGCCATAGAAAAAGTAATTCAATTTAGAAAGGTAAAAAATGGAAGCAATAAAAAAACTACGAGATAAGAACATATTCAATGATCAGAGCATCGTTGAGAGCATGATCGAGAAGAACTGGATGGGCTCTCCTGTGATAAAGAGGAGCCTGTTGAGAGTGAGGAAAGTCAGAGAAAATGATTGCGTGTGTGAGGAACTAGGAGAAGCGGATGGCAAAGCGTACAAGATCAAGTACATAAACATACTGACAGTTGACGGACAGGAACCAAACGAACTGGCCGCTGTGTACGGACTTGGTCCAAAAACAGCAAGATTCAAAAGGAAAAATACTGAATAAATAACAACGATGGCACAGACAAGCACTACACTACTAGCATCTAAATCGCACATAGCGAATGTATCAGGCACGGACATCAGTTTCACTGCAACGGGATCAGAGTACAAGATCACATCAACTACCACAAGTTTGGCCGGTTTTGCCGTTAGAGACTTAATAACTGTGACAGGTACTACTAGCAACAATGCAACGTTCACCGTCAAAACAGAAACTTCTGCCAATGAATTAATTGTGGAAGAAGTAGTGACAACAGAAACATCAGACGGTTCGTCAACTACCACGTTAGATCACACAGGTTTCGTCAGTGACAAAGAAAAGGGTGATGGATACTACTCTCAACCAGACGGTGTACACACTGTGGCATACCAAGTGAATAGCACAATGACAGGTTCAATCAAGATACAGGGTTCACTCGCAACAACTCCGACCGAGGATGATTGGTTTGATGTGTCTGGATCGACATTCACTGCTGACCAAAGTACCTTAATTTCGACTGCCAATTTCACAGGAAATTTTGTTTGGGTAAGAGCAAAAGCCACATCAGTCACAGCAGGAACCATTAGTTCTGTTTTAATTAATTCATAAAAAGTCGCATAAACACTAGGTTTTTTTAAGATCAACTCGAGTTGACACATTTCAGTTACGTGTTATACTAATAACATGAACGATAAAGACTTAGAACAGATCAACACAGTTGATGTGAATATCACGGCTGAATCAATAGATGCACACGTGATTTGCCTTAGGGAGAATGGTTACAAGATTGCCAAACCCTTTTCATTATACACAAGATACATCCTATCATTTTTGATAGGTGCCACTTTGATGGGGGCAATATTATGAAACTTAGGAGCAAATTAAAGAACACAGTACTGGCCGGTCTGGCTGGTATTTCACTTACTGCCTGTGGTGGCGGTGGTGGCAGTGGTGGGGCAGTTGGAGATGTTGGCAATTTTATCAACGAAGATCTATCGAACTTATCTGGGTCAGCAAGTTTGGTTAGTTCTTACAGTGCTCTTTTATCTGATTTTCAATTCGCCATATCAAGCGGTGACATAAGTGCTATACAGGGTGTGATCACAGGTCCCGACCAGGGAGATATCGATCAAGCCAACACACTTCTTACACAATTACAAACAGCAAAAAGTTTATGGGATCAGACCGAAGAACTGATTAGCAATCAAACTGATGCAGAGAAATACCATGTTTATAACTCAGACTCATTCAAACAGGCACATGCGGCCATGCTTTACCTACAGAATTATGTTAAGCCTGTGATACAAAAAGTTGCTAATGGACAAACTATTACCCTAGCAGATTACAACCTTGTAGATAAAGAAACTAGGGCAAATGAAATTATCGAACAAGAGAAAAATTCTACTTCAAGTGAGTATGCAAATACTAAAAAAATTAAAACAGTACAGACGATCAATAATGACAACGATGAAACGTCAGACGCAACAGGCACGTCAAGTGTGAGTTTCACGGACTGGACTACTGTACACGCAGGAGGTGGTGATGAAACTAGAACAAAAACAACTACAACCACAAATATCAGAACAACGGTAACAACTAGATGTTCATTCGTAAGAACAACATTTTTGAACAATACAACATCAAACGGTGCACAGACTTGCTCAGTGCTTAACACCACAACCGCAGATCTAGATCCAACTGTTGTAGAAGTCACAGAAACTAGGGCAGGCGATAATCCTGTAACGGCAACAACAAATCTTGATCCAACTGTTGTTGCAGTAACTGAAAATTCGGCAAACTACACAGAAACAACACACACAGACGCAACAGACACATCAACAGAAACACAGGAAGGTAGTGCAACCACGAACACTGCAAACAGAGACGTGACGACGACCACAGACCACGGAGACAACACAGCCACCGTGACAGTCGTAAGATATGTTGATACAGTCGTTACCACACCGATCACAACAAAAGTTTATAGAACTAGAAACTACACAGACGCAGTCAAGAAAGATTCTAGGACAGTGACAACCACAACTCCTAGACAACAACTGACATACAAAGACGGTACTACCGAAATAGTAAACGGTTCGGCAATCGTCGTTACAGGAGACTGGTCTACTACACAGTTAAGCCAATCTACTAGATCTGAAAATATATTACAGAGTGAATCAACTGCCGATCGAGTTGTAACAACAAGTGATTCTGGCACACAGATAAGCACACAACTTGTTTCCAATGCCTACACTGACGAAGACATCAACCTAGGTACAGTGACCGCTAACATGAGTACAACTGTCGCAGATCACAAGACAACAGAATACAATAGCAATCACGGTCTCAATACGATAAACGCCGCGGATGCCTATGCGAGGGGTTGGACAGGTAAAGGTGCAGTGCTTGGAGTACTCGACACTTGGCAGGACACTGATCATGAGAACCTGGATGGCAAATACCTTTACTATAAAAATTATAACCCATACAACGGAACAGTTGTAGAAAGACAATGGCACGGCACACACGTGGCCAGCATCATTGCAGGTAAAAAAACCGGAGACTCCTACGATGCCAATGGCAGATTAACCACAGGAGATTATACATCCACCCAAAAATGGGTGAATGGTAGTCCTGTCACGGAGTACACATTAGTCAAGAATAACAACACGCACGGGGTAGCCTTTGATGCCAAACTGGTCGGTGCCAACATAGACAGGCACAGTAACGCAAGAATAAGTATCAACCAAGCACAGTTGGCCTTGCACGATTTTGCAAAGCTCAAGTCTGCTGAATCAAATGGTGGAGAAGGCATGAACATCGTGGCCGTGAACATGAGTTTCAACAACAGTGCATATTTCAAAGACTACACAGATCACGATAACGATCCTAACACACGGAATCAATGGACCAGTACAGTAACACAATTGAATGACGGCACATACAAAGCAAGTGAATTGGTCGAAAAGATGGCTGGAAACAATGGACAAGGAGATTCGAGTTACTGGAAAGTTGCAACAGATAGTGACATCATACTAGTGAACTCTGCAGGTAATTCAGGATATGCACACGCAGGTGATCCTGGCATATGGGCAGTAGAGGAAGACAGCAACGGAAATCTTATATTGGGTGGCAAGATGGTCGTAGTTGGTAACTGGAACGGTACTGAAGTTGAAGGCAACAAGGCCGGACATGTTTGCCTAAAAATTAACACCAGCAACAATACCTGTAACGACACTCACAGAATTTCAGACTTCTACATATTGGCACCTGGACACAACATTATGGCGGCCACGCCAAATGGTGCTTACAACAATGGCTCTGGGACAAGTATGGCGGCCCCACACGTGACGGGTGCATTTGGTGTGTTGAATCAGATGTGGCCTTACATGGCAGGTGATAACCTTGTGAAACTTGTGATGAACACAGCGGACAAGAATATGTTCGGCAATGACTACAACGTGAACGTACACGGTCAGGGTATGTTGGATCTTAACGAAGCAACCAAACCACAGGGTGCAGTTGGATTGGCAACATCAGGCAGAGTAGATCATCCTACTGTAAGTTTGAACAACACATATTATTCCACAGGTACAGCGGCACCATCAAGCCTACTAAACTTGAAGATAATGGTGCTTGACGACTACGACAGGAACTATTACATGGACCTGGGATCAAGTTTCACAGTAAAAGATAATAGGAAATATTCTGACGTTGAGATGCTGGTGGACAACAAGAACACATTCCTACCACATCAACAGATGTACGGCAGTTTCGCACAAGGCGGTCATTATGATCTTGCTAAAAACTACAATTTTGGTTTTTACACAAGTGAAAATGGTTCAGGAGATTATTCATTAAACGTAGGAAAAGACTTCTACTTCAATAACAAATTCAAACTGAAAACATCACTGGGACACATGAGTGAACAGGACACATGGCTGGGCAACAGTTCAGATGGTGTGTTGGCTGTAGGTGACAACAATGACACGACATCGGCAAACATTGGTGTTGCGTACCAGTTGGGCAACAACGTGTTGACACTAGATTACTCTAAAGGTTTCACTGATGTTAACACAACAGACAACAGTCTGATCAAATCATTCTCAGACATAGAGACAGAATCTTACAGGTTGGCGTATGAAATACACAAAGATACGCACACAACTTTCGGTTGGTCGTTCTCACTTCCAAGTCACATAACATCGGGAACGATGGATTTGGAGGTAGCCGAAAGCGTTAATCTAGATGGAACGATAAACTACACGGACATAAACAGCAATCTCACACAGGGCACAAAAGAGAAGAACATAGGCTTCTACTACAACAAGTCAGGAGCGGATGATCTAGACGCCAGTGTGAACTTCACAGCAGAATACAGAATGGACAAGTCCGGTGTAGCCAACAACGACGGTGTTGAAGTAGGGATGAACTTCGTCAAGAAGTTCGCAGGCAGTTGTAAGTTTTTATGGATGAAGAACCCCAAGTGTTTTGACAAGGATGGCAACATGAAGGCAGACTTGTTTGGCAAGACCGTGGACAATAACACAAAACATGGTTTGGTTTACGATCTCAAGACAGATAAATTTGTACCAATTAAGAAATAATGCAAAAAGAAATATACAAAGAAGATTATTTTGGAACACTGATGTGTATCCTAGTAGACGAATCACGTAGGATGATGCCTACATTCAACCCTACATCAGAACTGCACAAAATACAGAATGACATGTGCAAGGCAGGAAGTTGGATTGATTCAATGCCCATAGGCACAATAGTTGAGATCGTGCCACAAAGTTCTGTGCAAAAATTACAAGCAGACGCATTGCCAGAGTACAGAAGACGGGCCGCCAATCTAATAGATCAATTCATAAGCGAGTTCGAAGCACAGGGAGGACGTAGAACAGAGATAACAGAAAAATTTGAAAGGATGTACAAATGGAAACAATAACAATAACCTGTACAAACAATGACAGGACCAAGGAAGCAGACGTTTTAGAGAGAACAGACAAGTACATGAAGGTGCAAGTGCCAGGAACTCAGTTATTCATCGAGATGTTCAGGGACGACGTAAATATACCATACACAGGTAGAACAGCCGGATTGGAATTTGAATGGGAACCGAAAAACTAAAATTTAAACTAGAACTATACGCAACCATGTGGGATAAGCCTCCCCATGCAGAGATCATGCTCGGTGATAAGAGTTATTTCGCAGGTGATATCACAGGCACCGAAGACAAGCCTGACGTGATCGAGTTTGAACACGAATTGAAAGAAGGTGATTCCTACGAGCTGATCATAAACAGATCAGGAAAAGGAAAGAATCAAACTGTTGTGAATGAGAAGGGAGACCTAATCAAGGATCAACTGTTGCACATAAAAGACATAGAGATTGACGAAATAAACATAGGAGCATTAGTGTATGAAGGAGTTTATACACCAACATATCCAGAACCATGGGCCACACAGCAACGTGAGTTGGGCAATGAAATGGAAGAATCCTTCAAGAATGTAACCATGATGGGATTTAATGGAAAATGGACATTTACATTCTCATCACCGTTTTACATGTGGCTGTTAGAGAATCTTTACTAATAAATATGCTTATATGAGAGCATCACAATTTATCATAGAGAACATAGACTCGGACGCAGTAAACGAGCTGGATACGTACATCATGAACAATGAGGAACTGTATCGTAGACGTTTCATGCCAATCATATCGAACATCAAGAGAAAAATGGCCAAGAACGTGTACGACCATGAGAAAGCACAGAAACTATGGATGTACCTTGTGGATGATGCCGCAAAAGAATACGTAAAGGAATTTGGCACTACACAAGACGATGTCAGCAACATGTTTCCCAAGGAGACTAGACAACAGGTTGCCAGAGTCATATCAGACAGAGAACTAGAAAATATAAAGCAAGGCGAATACGATGCACCTCAGGGAACTGTTTCTTAAGGAAGACGATCGTTCAACAGCAGTCTTTGCCTTTGGCCGATTTAATCCTCCTACAATAGGACACGAGAAATTAATTAATAAAGTACAGCAAGTTGCCGCAAAGGTCAATGGCAAGGGATTTGTATTCCTTTCACACACAGGAGGTACTGCCAAAGATCCAATCGATTTCACAACAAAACTATCATACCTGAGACAACACTTCCAGTCAGATCCAAAATTGAGTTTTGGCGACATCAGGGCAAACACCATAATCAAAGTGATGAAGGTGCTTGAGCAGGAAGGCAGAACAAAGGTGATAATGGTTGCAGGCGACGACAGAGTAATGGAATTCCAAAAATTATTAAATCAGTACAACGGAAAACCAACCAAGGCTGGAGATGTTGAATACACATTTGACAGCATTCAAGTTGTTAGTGCAGGACAACGTGATCCAGACGCAAGTGACATCACAGGTGTCAGTGCATCAAAGGCCAGAGAACTTGCGATGAAAGGACAGGAACACGAATTCAGCAAAATTGTAATGGGTGGAGATAATGGTAAAGTGTTGTACAACAAGATACAGGATCGATTCGGTAAAGAAGTTGACGAAAACAACAAGAAGTTGTATAATGAAGATATGACAGACACAAAGCCAATCGTATATCTTGACATGGACGGAGTCTTGGCAGACTTCTTTGGCGGTGTTGAATTCCTTTATGGTGTTGAACACTGGAAACAACTGACCAATGACAAGACAAAAGATTTAAAGAAAGAAGTCATAGACAGAATCACAGGCACAGACTTCTTCGCAGTGTTGCCAAAATTCCCAACAGCAGACGCACTTGTAGACATGGTGAAGAAATTC